ACTCAGGCTGAAACACACAAACAAGTAGCTCAGGCAAATTCCCTCTTTGACATGCAGGCTTCTTTTGCTCAACCCGAAAGTAATGCCCAAGTTAGAGAAGGTTACGAGATAACAATTACCAATCCGGCCGGATATCTTCAAATAGTAGCTTTCTACTTTGAAAAAGAAGGTTTAAAAAAAGGTATTGACGAACTCGAAAAGAAATCATTGGGGCAAATGAAAAAATTTGCTGAAGACTACGCTAAAAAGTACGGTGAAAAGATTACCAACCCCTATATCAAATATAACGAGGTATTCAAAGCTGTAACCAAAAAAGCATAATCATGGATACTTATTACAACCGTCCGGAAGTCTCAAACTCTGATTTAACAGCCCTTTATAAATATTTATATCCGGATTTTATTTCATACGACCCGGAAGTGGCTTTTAAGTTCGGTAACCTTATAGATTATATGATTACCGAACCTCAGAAGGTAAACTATTTCACTCGAATGATTGAAGGCTATCCAGACCCATTTTTTCCGGAAGATTTTAAAAGAGCTGAAGAAATGAAAAAATCAGCAAAAAATGATGCTCAGGTGAATCAGTTATTACAGCTCTCAACCTTTCAAAAGGTATTTGTTGGAGATGTAAACCTAAAATATGGAAATATTGATTTCTCACTCCGGATGCGTTGTAAGTATGATATGTTTATGAATATACTTGGCTGGGGTGCAGATATTAAAAGCACCGCAGCCACAACAATGAACCAGTTTATAGATGCTTGTTATCATTTTGATTACGACCGTTCACGAGTAGTTTACATGCTGCTTTCTGGAAGTGAAAAAGATATGATAATAGGAATATCAAAAAAGAATTACCAAGTTTTTAAAATCCCCATTGTCCGGGGCGATGCTTTCTGGAATTCAGGAATGGAAAAATTAACAGATATAGCCTTTAAATACTGGATGCTATTTGAAAACTTTAATAAAGCTGCATAAAATGATTCATGTTGACTCGAAAGAAAGCTTAGAAACCGAAGCTGTTACAATAGATGAATATCTAAACCTCACATGCTCTGATGATATGAACGAGGTAATAGCCCGCGGAAATGACATTGCTGTATACCTGGCAAGAACAGAAAAGATGCTGGCAGATGCTAAATACTGGCAGGACGTTGCAATAAACACAAATGCCATCTTGGTTGATGAGACTTATAAGTCCATGCCAACATCAACAAAAAACAAGTTAATTGATTCCATGTGCCAACAGGAAAACTGCCTTTATACATGGATAGACAGATTAAACAGTGCATGTGTTCATCAGTTGGACTGGTTAAGAAGTGTACTGAGTAAGGGTAAAGAAGAAATGAGATTAAGTAAAGTTCAATATTAAATTCAAAAACATGTCAAAAGAAGTAAGAAAAGTTAAAGTCACAAGGGGTCGCACTCTTGAGGTTGAATTAATTGAAAAGTTGGAAGACAAATCCGACAGAGAAGTATCAATGAAATGTTCTCAGCTTGTTCATAATGATTTGTATAGAGCTATGGACAAGTTAAAAGTTCACTTTGTTAAGCTTTGTGATTTATTCGAAGGCAAAGATTTAACTCCTGAAACATTCGATTCGGAAGAGCAATTGACAAAGTTTAAAGTAACCTCATTTTCAATTGGCGGTGAAGAAGAAAGCGAAGGCGTAACAATTACCGGTCAAAAGGAACTTGCAGGTGGGAAAATATTAAACTTAAATACCCCTTTTACTAAATATTCGGACGAAATGGACCAGTACATCTTTGCTTCAGAATTAGCCGCTGATATTGCAAACTGTGTCTACGAAGCTGAACAATACCTATTTGAACAAAAGTATGCCATTAAACAGCTTGAAATAGATTTTCCAGATTCATCTCTAGACCATGAACCAAGTGATGATGTTGATATGGTTAATCCAGTAATGGAAATCAAAAAGGAAAAAAAGGGAAAAAATAAAGAAATGATTAGTCCAATTCCTCCTGAACATGAAAAGGAAGAGTTGGCAGAGGTTTTTAGTTAATAGTTATGTTAGTTACCATGCCGGGGCTGTTGTGAAATATCCCCGGCTATTCTTAGTCAATTCTTTAAAATTTCAATAGATGGAGCGGATAAACAAATAAACCGACCATGCCGGATATAACAATCCGGTAAATGCCTTATTAGCTCAGTGGTAGAGTATCTGACGGTTAATCAGAAGGTCACGGGTTCGATTCCCGTATGAGGCGCAAGGACTAAAAGAGAGTAAATAAAGATGTCCCATTATGCTGGCCAGCAATTTAAGAAATGCGTTTGCGCTGCTTGCGATACGAAAGTGACCGGTTGAAATATACCGGTCTTATAAACACAACAAAAAAAAACAGTAAAATGGTAATAGAAACAACGCCTCGGTATTTTAAAATTACTTTTAACTGGAACCCCAAGCTTGTAGAAAAGGTTAAGGAACTTCCGGAAAGAAGATTTGACCCCAGGGAAAAGGTTTGGCTGGTACCATCTTCCCATAGGCTGGCCGTAGAAAAATTTGCACATCAGAATCGCTTTACATGGGCTTCAGCATCAAATGAACCAGAGGTGGATTTTACTATCCCTCCAATGCCAGAATTACAGATTGATATTCCCTTGGTTAGAAAACCTTTTCCATATCAGGGAAATGGTATCGCTTATAGTTTAATCCATCGCCGGACAATTGTAGGAGACCAACCCGGACTTGGTAAAACAGGTCAAGCAATTGGAACTATTGTTGGAGCTGATTTAATGTTTCAACAGACTAAAGCTTTCCCTTCATATCCCTGTCTGGTTATTTGCCCGAGTTCTTTAAAGATAAACTGGCAGAGAGAATGGCAAATATGGACTGGTAGAAATATGGCTATGATTCTGGATGATTCAAATAAAAAGAACTGGCATTTATACTGGGAGGCCAACATGGCAAAGGTTTTTATAGTAAACTATGAAAGCTTAAAGAAGTATTTCGTTAAATCTATAGAAAAAGGTGAATCCGATAAATTAAGACTTAATCATGTGAAATTCGATTCACGAATTACCATTTTTAAATCTGTTATTATTGATGAAAGTCACAGGTGTAAATCAACATCAACGCAGCAATCAAAATTCACTAAAGGTATTTGCTCCGGAAAAGAATGGATACTGGCATTAACTGGTACCCCGGTAATCAATAAACCGAAAGACTTAATAAGCCAGATAGGTATCATTGATAAGATGAATTGCTTTGGAGGTTACAAAAACTTTGTAGAACGGTATTGCGGAGGAATGAAAGAAGCCAGTAACCTGAAAGAACTTAATTATAAGCTTAACCTACATTGTTTTTATCGCCGGGATAAATCAGAAGTTTTAAAAGATTTACCCGCAAAATTAAGACAAGTTGTAATATGTGAAATTGATAACCGCAAGGAGTACCAGACCGCTGAAAATGATTTAATCAACTACCTGAAGCAATACAAAGATGCTTCGGATGAAAAAATTCAATCAGCTATGCGCGGAGAGATAATGGTACGAATTGGAATTCTCCGCAATATTTCAGCTCGTGGAAAAATTAAGGATGTTATAGACTACATACAGGACACTCTGGAATCGGGCGAAAAGCTTATAATCTTCGCTCACCTAAAAGAGGTAATAGCAGCAGTAAAAAAGGAGTTCCCACACGCCGTAAGCATTACCGGTGATGATGATATGGTCTCCAGACAACGAAATGTTGACCTGTTCCAAAATAATCCAAACACTAATTTGATAGTATGCTCCATTAAAGCGGCTGGGGTTGGTTTAACCTTAACAGCATCGAGCCGGGTAGCATTTATTGAGTTTCCTTGGACTGCGGCAGACTGTGACCAATGCGAAGACCGGGCGCACAGGATAGGCCAGAAAGATTCAGTAACCTGTACCTACTTTTTAGGAAAGCAGACTATTGATGAACATATCTATCAAATCATACAGGATAAGCGTTCAATTGCAGATAAGATAACCGGAGCTAAAGACATTGTAGAAGTTGATATAGTGAATGCAATAACGAACCTATTTAATCAGATAAAATAATGTATGGAGACAAGTAAAATAAGTGTGGTAGGCATCAACCAAGGTGTTGAATGCAAACTAAGGGATAGGAACTCAACAAAACCAAGTTCTAAAAACGAAAGGTTCTTTGTTAAGGTCAAAGATGAAAATGGTAAAGAGTACGAAATAAGATATTTCTTTTAATTATGGCTTATTCTGGAAAAATTCCCAAATGGTGGTACAGAAGAATGGATAAACTACATTCTAAAAATTATATTAAAAATGTAATTTCTGATTTACAAACTATTAATCATGAGCTTGGAGAAAACTATAACTCATTTATTGATTGGGCAGCTAATAGACGAGTAAACTTTAATCCTGATATAATTGAAGAACTCAATATTTACAAGGAAGGTGATTTAGAAAATAAAAGAATGTATGAAATAAATGTAAAACTATGGAATGAAATAAGGATTAAAGTATTTAAAAGAGATGATTATACATGTGCTTATTGCAAACAAAAAGGAGGAATTCTTGAAATTGATCACATAATTCCTTTCTCAAAAGGAGGTAGTGATGAATTAAACAATTTAGTTACTTCTTGCAGAAAATGTAATAGGCAAAAGAAAAATAAAAGTGTAAAGGATTTTATCAACTGGAAAAATAATCATGGCAAGAATAAGAACGATTAAACCGGAATTTTGGGAGGACGAAAAAATTAGTAAACTTCCATTTGCTTGTAGATTATTTTACATAGGTACATGGAATTTCTCAGATGATTATGGTGTATTCCGGGGTAATGCTTCAGTTCTTAAATCTAAAATATTTCCTTACGATGAGTCTTTAAGAGTTTCAGAAATACAAAAGTGGCTTGATACCTTAGCAGAAGCCCGAAGAATAATACCTATTAGCTACAACAGCGAAAGTTATTATTGGATTTGCGCTTTCCAAAGTCATCAGGTAATTGATAAACGTTATCAAAAATCCCTGTTGCCACAAAATGTATTAAATGAACTAATTAAAAACTACACTACGTGTTTACATAGTGACCACATAGTGGACACGCCGCAGGAAATGGAAATGGAAATGGAAATGGAAAAGGAAATTAATCCTTCCACGCAAAAGCGTGAAAGTTCGGATAAACCAGATTTTATCGAAAAGGTTATAAAATCATTTTCTGAAAAATATCAAGAAATCCGGGGATTAGAATATTTCGTCTCAAACAAAGGGGCTGAACGTTCCTGTGCCGGTAAGTTACTCACTATGTACAAAAAGAAAAATCCAATATCCAACTCTGAAAAAACATTATTCGATTTGGAAATTTTCTTTGAACGTTGCTTGCTAATTACTGACCCCTGGCTGAGTCAAAACATGAGTCTCCCAATGGTATTAAGCAAGATGAACCAAATTTTAAACATTCTACAGGATGGAAACAACAAACGAAAAACTCAACCGGCAACTAGTGATGCAGAACTCGCAGGAGTTATTGCAAAACACTTTGCAACCGACTATCCAAAAGGATAATTCCCTGTCAATATACCGGGGTGAACTTTCGACAATGACAGTCATTAACGAAATGAAAAGGCTTAAATATGCTTTCCCTCAATTACCTCAGGGCTTTTATGATATTCTTTCGGATAGGATTAAAGCAAATGGGTTCTCTGATGACAGGCTCAAAGATGCAATAAACAATATCATTGATAACTGTATTTACCCGGTCCCATCAATAGCAAATATTATAAGCTTTGACAAGCGGGTAAAACTCTACACTTACACTGAGATTTTAGACTTGGTGAATCAATTTGGCGCCAGTGTATGGAATAGTTACAAAGCAATTGAGACAGGAAGTAAAAGAAGGCTTTACGCCTCGATTGCGGAAATTGAAAAGTTTAATTTAAAAGTTTTACAGAAATGAACCAGCCCAATCCAAACCTCCAACAGCTGGAAAAAAATTATCCTAACGCTGCTGTATGGTTAATAAACAAAAGATGCGATGGGTACGATGTTGAAGGTATCCGAATACAAGATATTGCAGATTGTTATGACAAAGGGGTTGACCCGGAAATATTATATAAACCCAAGAAAAAAGCCTCAAAATTATGATGTTTGTAAAATTGATAGGTCAAGAATTAGGACTCCAAGTTACTAAAGAATTCAAGTTTAATCCTAAAAGAAAATGGAAATTTGATTATTACATCCCTGAATTAAAACTGGGTATAGAGGTCGAAGGTGGAACTTATAAGGAGACATGGTATAGAGATAAGAAAACCGGAGAACTAAAACATCATGTTGGAGGCCGCCATAACACCGGTGAAGGTTTTCTGGAAGACTGTGAAAAATATAATTCAGCTACCGTATTGGGTTTTAAAATTCTCCGGTTTCCGCCGGATAAATTATTTTCAGAAAAAACTTTGAATGAAATTAAAGAGATTTATAGAAAACAATTAATTAGATAGTTATGAAAGCTTAATATTTTCGGGGTATTTAGAGATTTAACAATTATTTATTGCAAAAAGGGTGAAAACACGGTATTAAAGTAGGGAGTGTAAATTAAACTCTGTCTGGTATTTTTTTTATTCAATTCAAAACTACTGTTTTTTTTGATTCCACCTCTTAAATGCTTTTTTGAACCTGGAATAAAATT